GCCTTCGAAGGAACCCTCCTTACCGAACCCCACAGGCCCATGCCCGGACAGGCGCAGGTGTCCCACCTCGCCGGCAAGATCGCACGTACCCGAATAAAGGCGTCCGTCGAGGATGAGCCCGGCACCCATTCCCGTACCAAAGGTAAAAAATACTACGTTATCATAGCCTTTTCCTGCGCCATATTTCCACTCAGCCATGGCACACGCGTTCGCGTCGTTCTGGACAAAAGCTTTGATTCCCAGACGTTTTTCGGTCATTTCGACAATCGGCACGTTGTCCCATCCCGGCAGGTTCGGCGGTGAAAGTATAATGCCGTTGCGGCTGTCGAGCGGCCCCCCGCAGCTGATACCTATACCTGCAATCTGCGACGGCTGCAAGCCATTTTTGTGCAAAAGTTCTTCCGTACTGCTATAAATCGCAGTAAGGGAGGCTTGATGATATGCATAAATGGGCTAAACAGATAATGGAATGCGTCAAGGCTAAAGTTGACGGAATTGGAATTGACAATTTTGAGGGACAAAATCTTGACGATTTAAAGGATTTTACCGAAATTGTTAAGAACATCGTAGAATTTGATAAGGAGTATCTGATTGTTGAAGCTATGGAAAATTCAAAAGACGATTACAGGAGATACACCGAGCCACCATATTATCACATGCCGGTAAACTACAACGACATGGAGTATATGCGTGACATGGATAAGAGCCGAGGTAAGATGTACTACTCTGAACCGATTGCACCACATGTGAGTGAAAGCAATTATGACAGAGCAAAAAGACATTACACCGAGACAAAGGAAATGCACAAAGGAGCTTCTACAGAGGACAAAGAGCATAAAATGAAAGCTCTTGACATGTATATCCGTGAATTAAGCGGAGATATATCAGAGCTTTTAAATGACATGACGCCCGATGAACGCAACCTTTTGCGCACCAAGATGAGCAATCTTGCGTCAAAACTGTAATTATTAAGGCTATGGGTAGTAATGCTCATAGCCATTTTTAGAGGGTATAAGCATGGATATAAGAGTTAATGATACATTGTGGCACATACAATTTAAAAAGCCCACATCAAGTGAATTAAGGCGGTCAGACGGCACAATAAGCCTAGGAGTAACCGATAATACAACCAAGACAGTGACGATAGCTGATAATGTGTCTGATTACATGGCTGACAGGATACTATGTCACGAGCTAGTGCATGTGTACTCGTTCTCATACGGCTGTGACATTGACATAGAGACAGAGGAAATAATCGCAGACTTTATGAGCTTGTATGGGCGGAATATTGTATACACGGCTGACAAAATATTTAATTTATTGGAGCAAAAATATGGATAAAATAGACAAACTATTAGAATACATACACCGGACTAATCCGGAAATGACACGGCAGAAATTGATTGAAAAGCTAGGAGAGAGTGACTACAGTGCTAAGAGCATTTATTTTTTGGCAGTTCAAAATTCAAATTCCTAAAAATTTTAGGATGAAAAAAGTGCCCCCTACCTTTTGGGTTTTTCGATTTCAAAAATCCGTTCGCAAAATTTTACAAAAACTTGTCGAGAACTTGCAAAGAACTCGCACCGCACTTTAATTGAGTAAAGTTTTCTGAAAATTCAAACATTTTCCATGAGTTGGTGCGCCCGACTTGTTAGATATTGCACCCGGCACAACTTGCCACGGCTTGACGGCTTGCAATGCTATAATTATATTTTTAGACATTGTAAACGGCTTGTTTTGTGGCTTATTTTAGCGCGCTTAATAAAATCCATGTTAGCACGTTTAAAAGCCCTTAAAACGTCAAATGCACGGCTTCAAATGTGTATATCATAAAATCATAGAATATTTTTGTTAATTTGTCAATGTACTACAGCACCCGGACTTATAGCCGGACAACTTGCGACAGCTCGACAGCACGCCAAAAAGGGATATAAAAATATCCCTAATGATAACAAGTAATATATTTTCTGGCTTGATAGTCACAAAATAATGTGACCGGGTGAACGTGCGCGCGCTTTTCAACAACTTGCAGCCATTCACCGCACCTTTGGACTGTGATTTTTAGTTCGTGTGACTCCATCCATTCTATACAATCATACTTGATATAATTAAAGTCACTTATTTTCGTTACTTCATAGCCTAGCGCCTGAACACGCTTATATATTTCTTTTTTCCCTAAATACTCATAATTAGACATAATACGCCCCCCTAACTATAACAAGCCTTAATTATTGGGCTTATATAGTTTTTGTGGTTTAGGTAGTTATCAAAAGCCGTCCGGCGGTATTCCTTGCCACTAATAAGTGCAGTAACATCGTCACACGCGCCCGACTCTGCGACAGCTCTAAAAATATCCGTTATCGCTTTGCGTGTGGCGCGCTCGCTTGCCTGATAGCCTAATACATCCGTATATTTACCATTGTAGCGTGCTCTTATTTCCATTTCTACAGCGTCAAGACTTTTTAGTTCGTTATCCATTCATCAACCCTCTTTTCTGTTTTAGTGCGTGGTTTATAGGTTACTTTTTGACCTTTTCGCGGTTCATACGTGCGTTAATCTGTTTTTATAGGTGTAATAATGCAAATCACCTATATATGTATACAAAATTTTTATAGTGCGCTGTATATCCTACACACTTTAGCATGTCTAACGCTCGTTGCTCTGCGCTTGCTATTCCCCACGTTTATTAATCGCTCCACTTGTCGCAAGTTCAAATACCACACCGATACGGCTTTACATTATCCGCGAATGTCTGTATATATGCACTTATGACCACAAAAGCCGGTAGCCCTCAAACGCTTAAAACGTTAATATATGCACTTATAACCGCTTTTAATTGGTAGCCCTCAACAGATTAAAATATAAGACCTGAAAAGCCTTATATATAAAGCTAATAGCCGGAATCGAACCGGCTTAAAATCCCCTTAATATTAGCTATTTAATAAAAAAATAAAAACAAACCACTATACCCAATTACAAGACATGATATAAAAAGGCTTAAAGCCTTTAAAAGCTCGATAAAATCTCTCATATTGCGCCCCCCCTTAATTCCATGCTGTATTATCATAATAAATATTTTCATATGCCGGGAAATATTCCGGACATAACGCGCAAAAATTTAATTGTATGTTTTTTGCTTCTGTCGCTGTTTTGCCGTCATGCATCGCTTGGAAAAACATATTTGCGAGTTTAGAAACCATTTTACTGAACTTTTTGAGGCTCAAATAGTCATCTAAATACATTACAGTGAAATAATAACTATAGGAATTGCCTCTTATATATAAATCTTTTGCTCTAAAAAGAGACTTTAAAAAAACTTTTTCGTTGTAACTGTTGGCGCAAAATTCATAGCCCTTGAAACCACCATCGAATTTTACAACACTATAGTTTAAATTATTTCTTTTTGCTATTTTTTCAATTTTATATCTCATATATTTACACCTCTTTAATATAAAGCCGGTGAACTCGCACCGGCTTATTTTACTTAATTCCAATTAATTGCTAAATGCTCAAAAGCCTTTTCGATGTCTGTTGAGCTGTCTGCGGTATAATCTCCAATAGCTTTATTGTTAATATAACAATTTCCCCAATATTCCCCGGTCAAATCGTTAAAAAATATATTGATTTTTTCAACCGCTTTTATTTTGTCATTGTGCCACATGTCTATATTAATCATGTTTTATCCCCACTCCTCAACATTTTTATAATTATCTGATTTATGAATTTCTGCGCGGTAAATGCTGTATAATAAATCATTTAACGCCTTATAAAGCGCCGTTGTGCAAGTTGCTTGCTCATCACACTGATATAGATAGCATTCTAGCTTTTTGATAAATCTATATCTATCGAGCATATACAAATTTTTGCCATCGTTGGGAAAGTCCGGTATTTCTGTTGTGCTTTCGTCATACCTTGACGATACAGCCAAATCGTTAAAGCGGTATAAAACGCGTGCTATTTTCCTAGTTTGATAAAATCCGCTTTTACCGTCACAATTTCTAAATTGGTTTTTAAGTTCTTTAGTATTTAAACTTATACAGTTGCTATTGCTTGAGTTGTCCAGTATATAGCGAATTGACTCCGCTATATCTGTTATTGATTCGATTGATAATATATATGAGCTCATAATTCACACCCCCAATTAATAATAAAAGCCTGAAATAGCTTGTTTTGTTGTGCCCTTAATAACTATGGTCATCAGGTGTGAAAAACTATCTAATGCAAGCCCATAATTATTAAAATCGTGATTAAGCTTCTCAATTCGTTTGCTACAGCTCAAGGATAAATTTTTTGTACTTCTTTTGTTGCAAGTAGTACTGTTATTTTCTAAATAGCTTAATCTATCTAAGTCCGCGTTGAGTCTATAAAAGCGGTTCATAAGATGTCTTGCGGTTTCCGGGTCTATGCTATATTCATTTATAGCAAAATCAAGTTCTCTTTTTCTAAGTTCTGCGATTGTTAATTTTCTCATGGTTTACACCTTTTTACACGTATGTTATAATATACGCGCCTTTCATATTATTTTGTTTGGTGCCTGTCGTTCAGTTGGTAGCTCTGCGACAGGCTTTTTTATTTTGTTCCTTGCCTTTCGACTTGACTATACAATACTATATTGCACGTAATATGTCAATACCTTATTGCAATAAAAATTGAAAAAATACTAAAATAATTATTTCAATTATTATTTCTACTATATAATGCAATAAAATATTACAATATTGTATTGCTGTATTATTGAAATAGTTATTGACATAGTAATTTAATTATTATATATTTATGTATAGCAATATTGATATATAGTAATATTGCTAGTAACTATTGATACTATTAATTAAAATAATGAGGTGCAATAAATGGACGAAAAGAAAATTATTGAAAACTATAAAAAAAGAATAAAGCGACAGAATGAAAAAGCCCGGGAAAATTGGGACTCAATAACTTGTAAATTGCCAAAGGGCACGAAAGACAGAATACAGGCGCAAGGACTTACAATTAATGGATTTGTAAACCAATTAGTATTGGAGAAGCTGGACGAGCTGGAAAACAATAACAATAACAATGAGTGCCCATTCTAAAATTTAAAGTCGGTTTTTGTGACCGGCTTTTTATTTTTTATATAATTAATACAGTTGTTATTATATATCCAATAATCAGTATATTGACAAAATAAGTATATTTGATTATTATTAATTTAAATTTAATTAATAAGCGAATGCCGGCTAGCTCGTATTACTTGGAATTGTTCCAAGTGGTGCGGGCTTTTTTTATTTTAGCTTTTTGGGGGATGTGTTACATGTCAGACATTGAAATTTATGAAAACGATTTATTATTTTATTTAAATGAATTTTGCGAAGCAAATAAGATTGAGGATATTAAAAAAGAGTCTCAAAGCGTTTGGAACAGTGCTTTGTATTATATTCAAAAAAAGTTATTTGATAGTAATTATTTTAAATCAAAAGAAAATTATAAATTAGATAATGGAATGTATAAAGAAAGTAACTTTAATAGTTATAATTTTGAATTAGTAATGTATGTATTAGATATATATATCTATGATATGTGTATGAAGTATGATAAAGAGGTTAGTATATTGGGTTTTAGTTCATTAACTGGTATTCCTGATAGTACTATTTATGATTGGGGTAAGAATACGCTAAGCCCGATAGCATCGGAGATTTTGGAAAAACTGAGAAAATATCAGGAAGAGAGTTTGTCCAATAAGCTCGTGACCGGGGCAAAGAATCCAGTTGGAGTTATTGCAATACTCAACAGGCGATATGGTTGGGCCTCACCGTATACAAGCGATAGCAGACAGCAAGCGCGAGCATTAAGTGCTAATGAATTACCACAGTTAGGCGGCTCAAATAGTCAGAATATTAAAGCATTATCGAGTGATAACATGGTTGATAATGCCAAGTAATTGTATATACAACGCACACAATTCTAATCCCTTGATTTATAAGGCTTTGTGGGCTATTGAATTATTACAACTATTCACAAAACAGTTGTTTAGCGAATAGTTGAAAGGGTATAGATGAATTGTACATGCAATAGATACAATTTAAAATGCTTGATGTTTGAGAGCTGAATGGCTGCGCATTAGGTGCCCTAGGGGTGTATATGAAAAGTGAAAAACCGCCCCACTTAGCCCCCAAAATATCCGCCAAAACAAAAAAGGCCTTTACCTATACCTCAACCTCACCAAGCAGTATTTATTATTATAACATAAGTTATATATTAATTAAACAACATACACAATAATAATATATATACATACAACTACGATAAAATATTAGTTATATATAATATATAACAGTAAAGGAGTTAACGGCAATGAAATTAACAGGATTTGAGTCTAACAAAATTAATTCTGATATGGTAAATCACCCTAGTCACTACAACTTGCCTGACCGCAAAGAGTGCATTGATGAAATGATTGACATTTACGGACTTAAGGATGTGGCTAAATGGTGTGAGATTACTGCATACAAGTATAAATATCGTGCTGGGCATAAAGGTCCTGTAGCAGAGGATATGAGCAAGGCAGAGTGGTACATGGATAAAGCTCGCGAACTTAAGTCTAAGCGCAAATGGAAGATTTTCGACAAGATTGTTTATAAATTCATGCCAATGTTTCTTAAGGGCCTGTATACATGGATAATTTTATTTTGTATGTTTTACGGAATACTCTTTTCTGACCGATACTCAATGGTAGTCTCAATAGTGTTTTTAGTTCTTGCGTGCATAGCTGAGGCAGTATTGAAAGAAAATAAAGACGATTAGATTTTGAGGTGTAAATCATGTTTGTACTAAAAATTTTAACAACAGTATGGCTGGCATTAACCGCATTTGGAACGTCAAGTACCATGTTAGACGAAAAAGAGACAGTTAGCTCGAGGCTTCTCGGCGCTGCGGTGATGCTTGGTCAGATACTTGCCATAGCTTTTATGTGGCAATAGATATAGGGCATTCGCCAAGCGGTAAGGCACAGCACTTTGACTGCTGTATACGTTGGTTCGAATCCAACATGCCCTGTTCGGGGTTTACTTGGTTCCCCCGACATTGGACTTAGTAGTTCCTTTCGTCCTCATAGCGGAAAGCTGTTAAGAGCCGTCACAAGGCTCGTGAGGGTTTAATCGTGTATAATCCCACAATGCACGAGCGTGAAAACCAACCTGTCGTAAAGACATCTGTAATAGGCAGAGTAGACATATATACCCCCCTTAATTAATTGTTAAACTAGGGCAACTCAAATCAGTGAGTCTTAGGTGAGGTGCAAATCCTCACATGTCCTTTGCTGTAGGTTTCCTAGTTCTTTTCCTACAGCACATACAAATTTATATCTCCGGAGGGTGTTGCCACTCCTTAGACTTCACCCTCATTAACGGCATGTAGCTCAGTGGTAGAGCAGTCAGCTAATAGCTGATGTGTCGTGGGTTCGATTCCCAACCTTGCCGATTAATTATTGGTTCAAGTAGGCGACAAGGCTTGATTAAATGGGCGGTACAGAAAATGCGCTGCTAAGTCCTGCCAATAAATTATTTGCCGACATGGGATAATGGTATTCCAGTAGCTTGCTAAGCTATCCAACAGAAATGTTGTTCGTGTTCGATTCACGATGTCGGCGCTAGTCGGGGGACACCGACTATTGATGTGTATACAAAAGGGTAAGTAACGGATGGTCAGGAGACAGGCATATGGATTAAAAACATTTGGGTTTTGCCTATGGGTTCGATTCCCTCCAACGTAAAGAGTGCACGCTTTATGTGTGGTTCAAATCCACACCACATCAATTACAACAAACTAGGTGATGCAGACCGAAAAGCACAAGCCTTAGTGCCTGTTTGTTGTTTTGTTAATAAGGCTATTATCAGAAAGGCAGGTAATAAATATGCTATCAGAAAATGAAATCCAAACAAAAGTTAATTTCTTATCATCAGCAAGGTGCAATCACACATTCCATAAATACATTGACATAACAGGTGACTTGATAGAGGGAACACTTTTATCAAGGATTTTATATTGGTTTGCGCCAAGTAAAGACAATAAGAGCAAAGTTAAGATATACAAGGACGGCGAATGCTGGATTGCAAAGCAAAGAAAAGATTGGTGGGAAGAAATACGGATTACTGAAAGGCAGTATGACAAAGCAATTAAATCGTTGGTGAAAAAGAAATTTGTAATTACAGCAAAATACAAATTCAACTCAATGCCGACTATACATATAAGACCTAATTATGATGTTATCAACGCAGAAGTTAAAAAATGGGAAGAAAATATCAGACAAGAGGTTATAGCAGAAGATAGAGGACAGGAATTACATAAACAGGCAGACGGGAATGACACAAAATGTAATTCCCAAGGGAATAACACAAAGTGCAACTCGGGAATGCCACAAGATGTAACTCTTTTAACAGGGATTACTAACAATGATTACCCTAACACTAATTACGGAACATTAAATACAGAGTGTAATTCTCTTAACAGAGAACAATGCAATTCTTTTTTACCCAATTTTATTCCTGTTGGAACTGATGAGTCAAATGCAGTTAATTGGAATGAAATTGATGAAACTGAATGGCTCAATGAATTAAAAATGCGTGACAATTCATGAAAATAAAGGAGCGATGCAGAATGACCAACTTAACAGCAGTAGTATACACTACCCTCATAGTGTTCGGCATAATCGGTCTGACAGAGGTAGCGTTTGCGTGGTACGACATCCGTGGATGAGATAAGACCGATGATGAGATACAAGAGCAGTGGTGTAGCGAAAATATTAAACATTAATTAATTTATCAGAAAGGAATAGGTTGTCGCGACATAAAACCGAGGTTTCCTTTTGGCGGATTTAGAATGATAGTACATTGTTTATTTGAGCAGTCAGGCACATTCAAGAATGCTTTCAAAAAGTATGGAATTGAAGCCTACGACTATGATATTCAGAATGAATTTAACGAAACTGACTATGTTATAGACCTTTTTAAAGAGATAGAGGGGGGTATCAAGGCGAGCCGAGTTTGTTTGATAAGATAAGTCCTGATGATTTGATATTTGCGTTTTTCCCTTGCATAAGGTTTGAAAATCAGATAATGCTGTGGTTCAGAGGACAGTCGGCAAGTCAGAAAAAATGGTCTTTAGAAGAAAAATGCGAATTTGATATGAATTTGCTTAAAGAAGTTTCGCTTATGTATGATTTGGTAAACAAAATGTTTATTATTTGCACGAGAAAAGGATTAAAGCTAGTAATGGAGAATCCTTATTCAGAAGAGCATTTTTTAAGACGATATTGGTGCTATTCCCCAGCGGTAATTGACAGAGATAGGAGAGATAGCGGAGATTACTTTAAAAAGCCTACACAGTATTGGTTTTTGAATTGCGAGCCACAGAACAATCTTATTTTTGAGTCAATTAGTTATAACGCTATCGAATGTAAGGACGCTATAAAAACAATGACAAAAGAGCATTGTGTAAAAGTAGGGACAGACAATGTTAAAACGGCAAGGTCAATGATACACCCACAGTACGCAGATAGATTTATTAGGCAATATATTCTTGATGAAGAAATATGGAGAGATAGCAATGAAGCACTACAAACCAATTAAATGTGTAGTCTGTAGCAAGATATTTACACCGACCGCAGCTAACCAAAATACGTGTTGCGAAGCACATAGACAGCAAAGAGCTACGGAATTAAGAAAAATCAGAGAAAAGAAAAGACTTAAAAGAAAGCCTGTTAAGAAAAACAAACTTGCGGAAATCTGCGAGATTGCTAAGAGTAAGGGCATGAGCTACGGACAATATATGGCAGAACAATACAAAAAGGAAGTGATGATAAAATGAATGAATGTTGTGGAAATTGCAAATATCATCAATACGAGGATATATCGCAAGGTTGGGTATGCTGTAACCAAGATAGCGAATATGTAGCTGATTGGACAGATTACACCGATTGTTGCGAGGAATGGGAGAGCAGATGAATAGCAGAACTATAAGTGATATAGAACCAATCGAAAGACAATGTGTATACGAAGACAACAAGCCGTGTAACAGCTCATGCCGATACTCAAATACTTGTATACACAGTGCAAGCAAAACCGAAGAATAGGAGATAGGTCTATGAAGTTTTCAAAGCTGACTAGACCGGAACTTGAAGAAATTATGAAAAATGCCAATTTCACCGATGAAGAAGCAGAAGTTTTTGAGTTGCTAGTTGCTGATAAAAGCCTTGAAGAGGTATCACAGAGACTATTAATCTCAAAAACAACCGCTTCCCGGAGAGTGGCAGACATTAAAGAAAAGATAGAAAGGAGTCGGGTAATGATTAACAAAGTGCCAATATGGGAAAAAGTAACGCTGACGATTGATGAAGCTGCGGAATACAGTAATATTGGAGTGAACAAGCTCCGAGAAATAACAAACAACCCAAGGTGCCAATTTGTTATGTATGTCGGAAAGAGACGATTAATCAAGCGAAAAGAGTTTGAAAAGTATATCGCAGAGTCGATAGAGATATAATCAAATGTGGACTTATGTAGCCTTATGTGATATTATAATAAATTGCATAAGGCTTTTTCCATAAGTGAAAGGAGCGAAAATTTAATATGGGAAAGGACTTGAAAGGTAAAGAACTAGGCAGAGGCATTAGTCAGAGAAAAGACAAATACTATGTCGGTAGATACACAACAAAGAATGGAAAACGAGTACAGAAATTATTTGCAAAACTGCAAGAGTGCAAAAAGTGGCTTGCCGATGAGCAGTACACTGATGAACACAGCAACCCCGACTTTCCGTCTGACATGTTGGTTAATGCATGGTTTGACTATTGGATAAGCGTTAAGAAGCGCACAGTAAGACCGAACACGCTGAGAAACTACACCGAGAGATACAAACGCAACATAAAGCCTGTTATCGGAAATAAGATACTGCGAGAGGTTAATACGCTCCACTGTCAAAAGATAATGACTAATATGGCTGACGAGGATTACCGGACAGCAACGATATATCAGACGCGCATAGCACTATACAACATGCTTGACTATGCATATCAAAGCGAGATTATTCCCAAAAATCCGTGCAACCGCATGGTAAAATCCGACATCGGTAAGGAGTCCTCAAAGAAAGAAGCATTGACGATTGAAAATCAGAAAAAATTCTGTGAAGCTATCAAAGGCACATCATATGAGTATCAATACAGATTCGCCTTGCAGATTGGGCTAAGGACAGGCGAGCTTGTGGGGCTTAAATGGGAAGATGTAGACTTTAAAGCCAAAACAATCAAAATTGTCAGGAGCTTAGAGTACAGACATTCAACAGGTGAATGGCGAGAGGGCCCACCTAAGAGCAAATCGGGATATAGGACAATTCCACTCACTGATGAAGCCGTATCGCTATTGAAATTGCAGAAAGCTAAAAATGCTTCATTCAAATTTATTGACATTCAATGGAGAGACAGAGTGTTTTTGTGTAAGACCGGGGCGCCTGTGAAAAACAGCACGTATGATACCGGAATATACAAAGCGTGTGACAGAGCGCAGATACCGAGATTTTCAATGCACGTATTAAGACATACGTTCGCAACAAGATGTATCGAAGCCGGTATGACACCCAAAACCTTGCAGACAATCCTGGGGCACTCGAACATAGGTATCACGATGAACCTTTACGTTCACACGACAGACGAGCAAAAGAACTTAGAAATGGACAGAGTAGCAGAAGCACTCAAAGTAATATAA